CTGTCTTCTTCATCTCCAGAACCACTAGGTATTGAGCCATAACTCATCATCATTGGCGGAGTTGCACCCTGTCTGTAAACAAGCACTTTGCCTGGACTTATACCCTCTTCTTCAAGGTCATCTGTGTCAACACTTCCGTCCTCCACCGTCAAAACTCCCATTGTCAATCTATTCAAAAATTCGTGTTTGCGATTTTTGACTGCATTGTATGCCCTTTGCAAAGGAATCAGACGTTCAATAACACTCGTTCCCCAAAAATTTGTCGATTGTTCAATCGAGCATTGACGTATAAATGGGAAAGTTCTTTTTCCGTCTTCCGCATTTACAAATGGCAGTTCGCCATCATATATCAAGTGGTCACCCGCAACAATCACCAATCTGCCATTAGGGAATTCAACACTAGGCAACTCGTAGTATTCCAGCACAAGTGCGTGGTCAGTTTTTGTTGTTTTCAACAAGGTTGGAACATTTGAATATGCTCCCATTCCACTTTGCTTGCCAACTGAATCAAGTGTGAAAACATCAAGCGTTTCCCCTTCAACATCAACGCCAAACATTGATCTCAATGCCTGAACTTGATATGCCCTTGCGTGAATAATACTTTGACAATCCTCCAATCTTTCGCAAGCCGAATTGTCAGGATAAATTTCAAAAGGTGGACAAACAATAAGTTCGACATCTCCTTCATAAATTGCTTCATCTTTGTCAGTTTTACCAATCACTTCACCTAGACGGCTGTTCCAAACAATCTTGTAGAAACTCGTTCCACAAATTTCACTCCACTTTGTCGCACGAGAAATTTTTTCGCTCAAACCAAGTTTGTGTGAACATGCCTTGATGATGTTTTGAGCAACCTTTGCACTCTTGACATCTTTTTCTTCATTGCTTGATGGAAGCACACTCATTGATGGACGCACTCTCGCAAGTTTTGCTAATCTGCTTTCAAAAATAGGTGCAAGGTGGTTAAAACTTTGATGTTCTTGCCAAAAATATTGTGCATCATAATCAGCGACTTCGCCCGCCCTGTCAACGCCACAATATTGATTTCCCATCAAAAAATTTGCATTGATGAGCCATTGTTGTTCATACTTTCTTCTGTCATTTTGCCTACGAACAAACTCATCTTTTATGTATGAAATTAGTTCTTTTTTTAAATTTTCTTCATAAAAAACGTTATTTTTTGCATTTTTTATTATATTTTTTGTGTTTTTATTGACTTTTTTCTTATTTTGCATTTTTATCATCTCCGCTAAACATTTTTTTCAAGTCCCTTTGCGAGGATTGATTTAACTTGTTTTTTATACTTTTGGGCGTGTATAACTCTCCCAATTTTCTATACAATTCCTTTTGGCAATTTCCACACAAAAACAACCTTCCCTTGCGTGAGCTTTCGCCATACTCAATTACATAATTTGCAATGTTTCCACAACCACCAAATTCACACTTGCAACCAAATGTTGTATTTTCAATTTTCATTTTTATCTCCATGTATATTTTTTAATTCTTCGAGCAATCTTTGTTTTTCTTGCTCCAATTCACTATCGCTCAATTCTTGAATTTTTTGATTTTGAAAATCTAGCAATTCAAGCAAACTTTGTGCTGCATCTAAATCAGGGGGAAATTGCTTTGTAGTTATTTTTTTCTTACACATTTTGAGTTCCCCGCTTTGTTCATCACAACTATATTCTTCGACAACTTCATTTGCTTCATAACCAAGTGCCTTTTGCAATAGTGCCATAGTTATTGTTTCTTTGTCCGTTGGTGAAGCACGTGCGCTGTCAATTTTGATATTTTTCTTTTTCATAAAGACATTTGTCCCTTCCTTTTTAGATTTCTAATCAATCTGTCCTTGTCTTGCTCAACAACAGTTTTTATTTTGACCCCCTTTGTCGGCTCTGGCCGTGACATAAGGTAGTATCTCATTTCATCAAGTGCGTGGTCGTCTTTCTTTATGGGATTATCTCCATTGCTCCACCAATACTTTTTCAATTCATAAATCAAGTTGAAGCAATTTTTGAAAATAAACAATTTTGCACGACCATTTAGGTCTTTCAAATATGATTTTGTTCTTGCAATTCCTGAAAATAAATCTTTGTTGACTTTGGGATTTGCCAAAACTCCATTATCATAGAAAAGTTCCACTACACTCTTGTTGCTAGACAAAGTTTTGGAAGTGGCAGCGGAGTCAATCAATGCTTCGAGCATCCCATTGCTATTTCGTGGCCAATTTAGATTGTCCGCAATTTGTTTCAAACGATTTGCGTGATAGGCAACATCTTTTTCCGCTTCAAAATGCTCCGCAATCACATAAACATTCCCGTCAAAATCTACCGCATAAAAATGTGCCGACAAAGGATTGTGCAAACCGGGGTCAATGCTTATTTTGTCATACCACTCTCGTGGCACTTCAAATGGCTCTATGACGTGAATGTTTGGGTCAAACTCTGGATAAACTAGCCCCGTTGATGATTGAAATTTTCCATACTTTCTCGATTGCAACTGGTCAGCCGACAAGGTCTTTGAAAGCAAATCCGTTTCATCTTTTGACAAGTATGGATTGTCGTCCCAAGACATAAATTCACACCATATCGTGCTGTCATCACTTGCCTTTAAGTATATTTCATCATAAACCCAACTCAAACCTTTGAGTGGAGTCATCGTTCCAAAAATTTCGCCACGCTTGTCAAGCACACGCATTTGACATTCTTGATAGATGTCAAAAGGTGACTCTTCATCAAACCATACAAAATCTAAACTTGTACCTTGAAATTTCTCACGACCTTGGTCGCACGACTTAAAGCCCAAAATGCTATGTCCACCAAAAGAATTTTTCAAAATTATTTGGTCGATCACACCATTTTCGGGCGAATCTTTTTTGCCACTCAACATCACAATATCTACAATTTGCTTTTTGTCTAGGTAATACAAAATCTTTTTTTGTGCGACATCTCGTTGAACTTGTTGGCTGAGCGAAACGACCCAGCCAGCCACGTTTGGTTTGTTTTGTTTGTAGGGATGTATTCCAAGACAAAGCCACAAACTTTCCACTGCACCACATTCCGTTTTGCCACACCTGTTGCCACCAAACACCCACCGATTTCGGCTTTGCGCTTTGTGAAAAGCAACTTGTTTTTTGTGAACGACTTTGCCCGTGTTGTAATTGGTCAAATGATTTTCTTTTTCTCGTTTGATTTGCTCTCTTTCAATTTCTAAAAGACGACATATTATTTTTTTTTGCTCCATAATACAATGCTTTACTCCAAAAAAGGTTATTTAGATTTTTTAAGTCAAACAATCAAGTTTGCTATAATAAACTGAGGTAAAAATGACAAACAAAATCAAAAATCACTTTGCTAAAATTGTCTTTGTAATATGTCTTGCCACTTTTTCACTTTGCCTTGTTGAGTGCTTAAAAAGTTTCAACAAAACAAACACTCAAACAATACAAATTTCTAACTTTTGTGAAAAAATAGACATAAATTACGTAAAAAATGAGAAAGAAATTGACCATAGTCAAACAACATTGACAAAAACTACCACAACAACCACGAATTACAAAACACTTGATGCAAGTTTATACTTCATTGTTCTTGTTGCTTGCGTTCCATTTTTTGTTGTTTTGTTTATATATTTCATCACTTCTGGCAAAATAAACAATGATTTTCTAGCATTAAAACCCCAAAATAGCAAAAAAGAAAAGCCCTTCAAAAAACTAGGCATTCAAACAAAAAAATATGAAATCTTTGATGAATATGATGACAAAGAATTATGAAAACCATAATTTACATACATTTTGATTTTGTAGCACTGTTGCATAATCAATAAGTAGCGGTTTACAAAAATTAAATTCATCTTCACAAATTTGTAAGAATTCGTCACTTAAAGCAAGTTTAGAAAAATAACTTACAAATGCTTTCAACAATTTTCTCCTTGCTTGAAGCGGATAGAAACCAAACGCATTTCCTATTTCTTGCAATGTTTTCCGTTCCCAAAATTTCGCTTTCAAAATTTCAACATCTTGCTCTTGCATTGACTTAAATGCTTCTAGCACCAAAATTCTTGCATTGACTATGTATCTTTTCTGCTCAATTTTTTTCATTAG